CTATCTTTAGCTAAAGCATATTGAGTTTCTACACGAGTTTTAAACTCGTTATAGTAACCATCCTGCATCGTATTGTATTGAGATTGAGTCTGAGAAGTTTGTTGCTCAACTTGCCTTAATCGATTAGCGAGAGCAGCTTCTCTTTCCTCAGCTTCTTTTGCTCGACGAACTAATGTGTTAATTCGTTTTTGAACATCTTTGCTGTAATTTTGATATTTATCTTTTTTATCTTCGGAAGATTCTTCAGAAGATTCTTGAGATACTTCGACTTCAGGTTCTTCAGTCGCTTCGACTTCGACTTTTCCTGTTTCGCCTTTTAGTTTTGATATTTCTTGATCTATTAAATCTTTGCCTCTCGGCTCTGATACATCTATTTCAATTTCCTGCATGTTATCAGTTTCGTTTTGTAGTGCTTCAGCCATAACTTACTCCTCAGACATGAACGATGTCACTTGGCTCTTTGATCGTGCCAATGATTTCATCGTCGTTAATAATACGGCATTCGCCGTCTTCAAGCTTAAATCTTGCGCCTGCATATCGACCAAATAAAATCCAATCGCCTTCTTTACACCAAGGACCATTTGGAAATTTTTCTTTATCTTTATATGCATCAGGACCAACCTTTAAAACATAAGCACAAACAGTTGCATAATGTTCACGCTCTCTTGCTTCTTCTGGAAGGATAATACCGCCTTTTGTTTTAGCTTGTCCCATGTAGGGTAGTATCAAGATTCTCCAACCTGTTGGTTGAGGAAGTCTTTCGATTAGTTTGCTCGGAAGTTTAGAAGGATCTAAGAATTGTTCGTCTCTTTTTCTATAAGCCTTCTCCAAAGCAAAAACTTTGTCAGGAAGTTCCTGACTCTTTTTTTCCTTAGTTGTCATCATTTACCTTTGCTTTTTCCAGGATATCTTTCGTATCCCGCTGTATTGTTAATAACATATTATACTGACCTGTCAAATACTGATACTTCTCCCAATTGTCAATACTACCTGTTAAGATAGCATCTTCGAGGTTAAGTCTCTGATTCCTCAGATTGTCTAATATCTTTTTGATGATTTGTAGTTCCATTATTTTCTCCATGTTTATTTAAACAAGCTATGCACTCACAAATAGCGCATTCACAATTACAAGTAGTTTCTGCATGACAGATGCAGTCACATTTTCGACAACGATCTAACATTTTACTTTTGTTTGGACAGTCATTATCACAATCACATCCCTGGCACATTATTTGGTAATTTTCTTAAATTTTTCAAAGCTGCGCAATCCGGCCATGCCTAAGAGAGCCATGACAAGCGGCATGAGTTGTTCCATATTCATTTGAGGAAGAGGCCCAACATCAACTTGAAAAATTCCTAAAAAGAACACGATAAAAGGTTTAAGTACAAATTCGAAAAATATGGCCAATGCTGCACTAAATCCAATGAGGGGTCTCCAAGAACGTTGCAGTAGACCTGAAATATCGGTAGCTGTAGATTGAGCATCCGCTAAATTAATATCCATTTGTTTAGAGTTAATTTCATTTTCAAGCTCTTGAAGTTTAATTCTAATTTGACCTTTTTCTTCTTCTGAAGTGTGGACACTGTCAATCACTTTGCCGACAGTGTCTACGAGAGATCCGCCTAATATCTTAGATAGCATCTATGCAATCCACCAATTGTAAACCACAGCGGCAACTACGATACCAATGATCCATTTGCCGTGAGGGCTAAGTTTATTCCACTTATCCCAAATCCAATTCCATGCTTTCATCTCTGCACTCCTTTCAAAGTCCTCGCTTTTTTGCCCTGAGGATCAGGCCCTTTTTTAGGTGGCGGTCCGAACTTCTTTCCACCACTTAAACCTTTACGTTTATCTTTATTTGACACCGGAGAATCTACCGCCTTTGGTAGCAGCGCCCATGCCTCGCATAGTGCTCGGTCCTGAACGACCAGGCATAGGAATTTCGACAACTTTTCCGCCAATTGATTTTTTTATAGGTTTGTCCTGCTTTGGCATAGCATCACCTAACAGTCTACCTGTTCCTGGACCCATCGCTGTACCGATCGCTTTACCGACATACTTAGCCATTCTTGATTTTATTTTTTCTTTTTCAAGAGCTTTCATGCTCTCGTCTTCTGCTTTACGTCTTGTGTTACTCATATTAAGCCATCCCTTTTATTTTTTGTAATCTTCCAACCCCTGATCGTGCGCCAGCGGTCATCGTTTGATTATATCGATTTTTACCTGTTTGTGGAGTTTTTTTCTTAGTGGTTTTATTTGCTGTTGTTTTCTTCTTTAAACCAGGAATATTAACACTCTTGGGTTTAATTAATTTATTAGGCTTATAGAGAGTTGTTCTCGATAACAGTTTTTTAACATCAACAGACATTATCTAACCTTTGATTTTTCAATATTAACTCGAGCACGGAGTTCAGCAATATCTTCAGAAGAATTAATTTTCTTTTGGATATTTTGATCATTACGTTTAATACGCTCTTGCTCGAGTGCAATACGCTGTGCATCGATCTGAGCATCCGCTTGATCTTTCTGTGCTCTTAATTGTAACTCTTGTTGTTTGAGTTGAACAAGAGGATCAGGACCACCTTGACCAGATAGTTCAGCAGAAGCTTGTTTTAACTCACCCATAAACTGAGCAATCAATTGTGCCATACGAGCATTGAGTTGAACTTGTAACTGTTCTTCATTCATGCCTGGTGGGTATCCTTCAAGTTCCGCAGTTGCAATCTCTTTTGCTTTAATTGAGATATGCTCCAAGATATGTTTTTGTAATTCTGTTGCAGCTTGTGGCTGTGCCATTACCATTGGAGAAGAACCAAAAATTAAATGAGCTTGAATATGAGCATCATGATCTTGACCAGGGAAAGCTTTCAACTCAGCTAAGGCTAAAGCTTGAGCATTTTCCATAGCGGGATCCATTGCCATTGGCTCTTTTTGTGGAATTAATAAATTATCAACCTCTCGGACTCCTAAAGCTTCGTACATTCGACGATATGCTTCTCTAATGTTGTGAATTTGAGGAGCTCCCATTGCTAATTGCAATTCTTGTTGAGCTATTGCAATTCGTTGAGCTGAAGAATGAATATTAGGATTTGATACCGGAATAATATCAACATCATCGTTAAAATCTTCTGTTTTAATTTCTTTTTCACCACCCACAACCTTGTAAGGATAGCTTGGGGGTAAGAAATCTCTGAATACCTCAGCCAAAAGTCTAAATTCAATCTTTTGTGCGTAGTGTAAGCGCTTATGAATCGCTGACATAACCTGTGTGCCTCTTTCTAAGAGTGCCACAGTCGTTCCGACAGCTGCATTTTGATTTCCTTCTCCAATTTGAAGGTCAGCAATCGCTGCAAAGCGTCTTCCTGCGTCTACACAGAAGCCCATCAACGCAAATAGTGTCTGAGAAGGCTCTTTATAGGGTAAATTCATGATTGATTCACGGATCATGCCTCCTGGAGAGTCAACATCTCTAAATTCTCCTGGCTGTAAGGGTTGATCGTCGTCTCGAATACGCAATCCACGAGTTTTAAAGCCCGCAGGGAGGTTTGCAAGAGTTCCTGCATCCAATAATTGACGTAAAGCTTGAGTTGCGGTTCTTGATAAACCACCAATCATGTGAATTAAACCAAAACCATAGAATCCTAAGCCTGGTAAAAACTTGTAATGAACAAAATATTGTTTTTTCTCTTTTAAAGGATCTTCTTCGCTGTAATTTCGATAGATTGAAAGCACTTTTCCTGAGCCTTCGTCGATGGTCACGATGTAAGGCAGCTTAATTCCTGTCTCTTCACCGTTTTCATCCTTGTCTTCGTAACCAATGAGGTCTAAATCACAGTGAACTTCGAGTAAAGTCATCTCTTCATCGTTACCCATACCCTTAACACCGTCTAATTTGTCGTAAGTTTCTTGAATTGAGTTCTGTTCTTTATCTGTTGGGAACACTTCGACGTCTCGATAGAAGCCCATAACCTGTTTTTTACGTAAATCGTTCTCGGACATACGAATCATTTGTGTAATTCTTTCGCAAGACTCAAGATCCGAGGCTCCATAAGGCACCACTAAGTCTTCCGCAGGAACAAATTTAGCAACTGCTCTGTTCATTTGAGCATCAAAATAGATTTTTTTGAAAGCAGAACCTGCAAGAGCAAGATAAAATAACATTTGATCCATCTCGGGAGTGTAATCTTCCATGATGTTTGTAATTTGATAGTTCATAAAATCTTGAACACGCTGTGCTTGAGAGTTTACTTCAGGACTTGTAGCTCCCACCACCTGTGCACGAACAGGACCACCTGCTGGAAGTAGCTCTTTAATTGCTTGTGCTTGAAACTGTGTGACCGATTCCGCTAAAAGAGGATGAGTCACACCACTTGCACCTTTGAATGGTCGAGTTTGTTCGGTGTAATTAAAACCTAAAAGCTCTAAACCATCGGTGTAAGACTTTGCCCAATCTTCTCTTGTGGATTTATCTTCTTTATATTTTTGAGAAAGCTCATCAGCTAGTCTCATTAACTCTTGTTCGTCAATCTCTTCGGCAAGGTTAGAATAAAAATTATCCTCCCCCATTTCCTCTTCAAATAATCCTTCGACTTCTCCCACAAAAGCGGAGCCGTCGTCCATTTCTAAAACATTATCTTCTAATGCTTCGACTTTATCTAATTCAACTTCACGAGCATTAGGCTCGACGGTTTCAGTTTGCATCTCAACGATACGTTCAATATTATTTACGGGATTTTGTTCTTCAGCCATTATTAGTTATTACCATTTTATTGGTAGACTTACAATACCGCCTGAGCGTTTATATAACATAAAAGGTCGATCAAAACGATCATCAATCTCTAAAGCTAATACCTTTTGAGGGCCATCAGGTGTATTGATAGTAATTGTTGTTATCTTTGCAGGATCTCTCTTCGGATCAATTTTTGAAAGATTCTTTAAAATTTTCGGTAAAACCATTTCCCCTGATTTAATTGTTTTATAATCTTCATCTCGAGGACGATAGCTTTGTTTCTCTCCTGGATA